TGTAACTGTGCAAATACTTGTGGATTTTTTGCAATTTGTGCAGGTGTCATTGAGTTAAGTGCTTGTTGAGCTTGCTGTGCTTGATTAGATGCAGCAACTTGTCCTGGTGTGCCACTACCTAACCCAAACCTATTAGCTAAACCTTTACCTGAACTGGGACCGCCTATAAAAGAAGATCCTGTCTGACCAAACATGCCACCAGCTAACGGGTTTTTTAATCCTGACATAATATTACCAAAACCACCGCTTGCAGCTCCTCCTGCAATAGAAGATATGCCTGGAATACCTGCTCCAGCTACAGCACCCAAACCTTTGCTTAAAACGCCACCAACTTTTCCTAAAGCACCACCAATACCAGGAATTTTTGTAGCTAAACCACCAATACCACCTAAAACTCCTCCTAAAGCTGTTCCAACTCCAGGTATAAACATAGCTACAGGAGCTACCTTTTTAACTACTTTCTTTAAACTTTTGCCTAACTTCTTGAGAAAGCCAAACTCAGCCATACCTGTAATTGGGTTGATAGACATGCCATCGCCAACAGTATACTGATTAGGATCTAAGCCTACAGCAATCATTTCTTGTTTAATTGTTTCTTGGGTTTCAGGAGAAAGCACTGGTGGTACTACCATTTCTCCTGGTGCTACGTGGGCAAGCATGGTATCTTCTCCTCTTCCTAGACCTGCTATTCCACCTGGATTATCGATATTCATCATGCTCAAATCATTCCTCATTACATTTTAACCAAAATACTAATAAGTATCTGTTTCCTGATTCTACTGCAAGTCCCCTATGCATATGCGTAAAACTAGGAAATATTAGAGCGTGGCCAGTTGGTAATGGCTCGACTGTACCACGTTTTAAAAACTCAGTTCCGCCACCTTGGTAATCACCTGTGTTAAGAGGCACTACCATACTTATATCAGCACTTGCATCGTGATGCCAAGCACCTTGTTTTTTATCCCTTAAATTATAGTTTGCTATTTGTATTCCGCCACTATCTACGTGCCTGTTCCAAATATTCAAAAATATAGGATTACCTATAGTATATATCGTTTGCATTAAAGAATGAAAGATTTGTGGACAATTATCTTGAAAAGTTATTTCAGGTATTTGCCGTAAATTATCCTCTTCTGGGTTAGGATTAAAGCCAAAATGCTGTTCAAGGTTATGCATTTCATCTAATAATACGCTACAAAACTTTTCTGAAAAGAAAGGAACCGTATAAACATCTTGGAGTGGTTCTTGTATTATTTTATCTAGAGGCGTGTCTTTTCTATCGTTTACGCCACTATCTTCATAGAAATCAACTATCGGCTGTATTGATTCTTTTACAGCAGCTAAAGTCTCTGGTTGAATGTACCAATCGTTTGGATACATGAGTAAAAGATTTTTTGGTTGGTATATAAGCTGTTCTGCCGTATTAATCATAAAGTTATGGTTGTTGAACCAGCAATGTTTATAGTTACTGCACCAACATCTGCTGTTACTTCAAAACCTTGTGATAGTGTTCTGTCGCCTATGTCTACCCATTTATTGCCAGTATATACTTGTAAAACACCTACTGTAGTGTTCCAGATAATACTACCATCGTTAAATTTAAGTGTATTTTTTTCTGCATCACTTATTTGTCTAACATTGTCAAGATCTACTGCACCTAAGTTTATTTCTAATATTCTTACTAATCTATTGAAAAGATCTGACGTTACATCATTATTTGCTAGTGGAAGTTGTGTTTGTAGAAGCTTACTCATCTTCTACCGTCTGGTTTTATATCTATACGAGTTGCTCCCAATCGCCATCCTATTGATAAATTACCATTATTTGTAGCATCATCATCAGATTCAAATCTTAACGCTATTTGTCTAGACCTGCTTCTTACAAAAGCTTGTTGTGTTGTTGATGTTATTGGGCTGGTTGAATTAGTAGCAAGAGAGTCGCCAGGAAAGTTTCTTGTTTTAAGAACAACATTAACATTACCATTGTTATCATCTTGGATAAATTTATAATCTGGTATGATACGTTTTATAAAACTATATTGTTCTCCATCTCCTATATCCATATCTGAACTTTCTATGAATACATTAGTCATTGGAGATCCATCATCATTAAAACCTATTTCTTGTTGAAACAAGTAATTGTTGCTTACAGACCTTGGATAATTTTCAATACCAGAATCTAGCCAAGCAGTACGAGATAGCTGACCATAAAACCATATATTTTCTACATAGTTATACATAACATACCTATCTATCGTATTAGATCCATTTGAACAATAAAACCAGCCAACTTCACTTTTATCTTTAATAGTAAATGCGTGTATTTTAAAAGATTGTGTTAGATTTATATCGTTAAATACATAGTTATGTACAGAACATGGCAATGTTTGCACACTACCATTGTAAGAATAAAAATTGTTGTAGCTCATCCAATACACACCACTAGGAGTTGTGATAGCTGCTTTTGGACCTATTAGACCAGTACCTTCATTGATAAGATTTATACCGAAGGTAAAAGGCGGTCCAATAAATTGCATACTGTACAGAGCTGTATCAGTCCAAACTAATATTTCTTGTCTAGCTTTAACACCACCAATGATTGACGAACCAGATGATAATCTTAATGAACCTGCTGTATTAGTAGACAATGGTTCGAAATCTAAATCATTTTCTTGGTCGCTAAAAGAAATCAACATAGGGTCTATAGAGCCAGTTCTTGATGAACCTACAATTGGATCAGCTCCTAATACTATTAAATGCCTATCTTTTTCTGATGTTATAACTTGCAAAGCTTTTGTCGGAACAAGGTTAGCACCAGATATACCTGAAAGCTCTGTAGCTCTTGTTGTAGTACCAGCAGATTCTGTCCACTTAAATATTCCGCCATTTCTTTGGTTTATTATTAAATTTTCACCAAAATTATCATGCGTCCATAATCTTAACTGATTTGTATTGGATAATGCTGCGGCTTGACCAAAAGCACCAACACCCCATCCGTTAGCCCCCCAACCAGTACCAGGAACATATACATCAAGGCCTACATTTACTTGATATGCTCCAACAACAGATGATCCTCCATTACCGCTATCAGATGCATTTGCAGTAACAGTTGCTCCGTCTGAATCCTTTGCTTCTACAGTATAGCTATTGGCATTTACAACCGTTGCTATTTGATATTCTTGGTTCAATACATTTGCAGTAATGTTACCTCCCAATGATGATGCACCACTAAATGTAACAAAATCATTTTGTACTGCACCATGAGCTGTATCTGTTACAGTTATTGTTGCGTCTCCGTTAGAAGCAGAAAATGTTACGTCTCCTGCAGCTGTTGTAACTCTTAAGGGAGTAATATCATTAAAGTTGTTACCTTCTTCAATGTAATATTTTAAATGTGAGCCTAAGCCAAGATATTTAGTTCCTTCTAAAGAAATCCAAGCATGTAAGGCTCTTACTGTACCTAGATACGTGCTCTCAGTTAGTTTTTGCCAACCGCCAAATTTTTCAGGTCTGCCCTTACGAAATCTTATAAGATTACAATCAAACCAACCACCTTCATTGTCGTAGGCTGTGCCTTCTCTATTTATGCCTGGTCTAAATACAAGTTTCTGTAACGGCATTTGTTATACCTCATGCCATTCTTTGCCTTCAAACAGCAAAGATTCTGCTTCTCTTCTTCTAACCAAGCCCTCTAAAACTTGTCTTTCACCATTGACAGTTGCTTTGTTCCAACGTTTTATTTGTTCTGGCACTCCTGAATAATCTTTAGCATTTAATACTTTCAACAAAGTGCTACTAGCTAAATTAGATGGACCCAAATTAAAAGTCCAAGCAACTAATGCGTCAAATTGGTTTTGTTCCAAATCTACTTCTACCAAATCGTTTACGTGTTTTTCAAAATGTTTTATGTCTTGTTCTAAAAGTTTTTCAGCAGTTTCTGTATCTATCTGCATATTTTCATGTGTAGTTGCGGTATGGCCATATCCTATTGTTAGTACAGATGCTTTGCACAAATAAGCTTTTAGTTCACATCCTTCAAATTTTTTTATTAAAGATAAACCTTCTTGTGATATTTGCATTTTAATCTCCTTTTTCTGGGGTATGAGATGCTCCAAAATAGAACGAAATAATTGCACTCGCTAATCCTCCTAAATAACCTAGCACTAGATTAATTAATGCCTCGCTGTTTTGTTCTGGCGGTTGTAATGTTACTAAAAATATATACCCTAAAAAACCACCAATAGTAAATAGTCCAATGATTCTTGCAGTCCAGTCTTTACTAAACATGCCTCTTGCGTGTTGTTTATCTGCTGCCTCAAGTTTAAATACGTCAACATCTAACTCTTTCATCTGAACATCAAACTCTTGCTCTGCTTTTTTGAGTTCAAGCATTTGTTCTGGTGTTGCATTTTGTATTGCTTGTTGTACTGATTTTTGGTCGTTAGAAACACCTAATACCTCAGCTATTTTTCCCATGGCCATATTTCCAAGTGGCCCACCCATAGCAGAACCAAGCGTAGGAGCTACTGCACCAACTATGTTTTTAAGTAATCCTTTCATATTAGAATACTGGTTAATACAGCTATACCTATTGCTCCTAGAAACCCAAACACACCAAAAGTAGCTGCTTTCATAGTAGAATTTATATAGGTAATTTCTTGTTTTATGTCAGAAAACTCATTAAAAGCAGTTTTCCAACGTTCATGTGAGATCGTTTCTAGCTTTGTCAGTCTTTCTGCAACGTCATTTACTGTCATTTTTTTATGTACCATTTTGTAATGTATATATTTTAATCGGTTTTTCTTTACCTTTTACAAAAATACTATCAAGCTCTTTTAACATAACTTCGTTGCTAAAATTACTTGCACTAATAGTATCATAACCTATAACAATATCTTCTCCAACATCCTTAGTTGAGCTCTCTAATCTTGCTGCAAGATTAACAGCATCTCCAATAGCAGTATAATCAAACCTGTCTTCAGAACCACAATTACCTAATAACGCATAACCCGTGTTAATACCCACGCCTATTTCAACATCCAAATCAGCATCTTTTATATTCTGTTGTATTTCCTCAGCACAAAGCACAGCTAAAGTTTGATGGTTGTATAGATCAATAGGTGCGTTAAATATTGCCATCATTGCATCGCCTATATACTTATCAACCATACCTCCATACTTCTTTACTGCATTAGCCTGTATTGTGAGAGCTTTATTCATAATTTGTGTTACTGCTTCTGGTTCAAGTTTTTCAGACATAGCAGTAAAACCGCGAACATCTGTAAACAAAAATGTGCAATACCTACGTTCACCACCTAAAACTAAAGAGCTTGGATCATCTTGTAGTTTTTTTACTTGCCTAGGGTCAAGATAATGCTCAAACTGTTTTTTTATCTCTTGTCTTAATTTATATTGCTGTCTGAACCTTAAATAAAAAGCAAGAGATCCAGAGATAAATTCAGATATTAATGTCCAGGAAACATCGATAAGTAATCCTTTTTGAATTAAATAATATCCAGACAAAGATGTAATAATCATTAAAGAAGTCGCTACTGTAATACCCCAAGTAATACCTAGTAAATGTAAAGCAAACCATACCAATGTAACAAAAACAAATAAACTCAAAATTTCTACAGCAATAGCGTAATCTGGTATATAAGGACTGTTCTGTATTAGTATTGATTCAGCTAACGCAGCTTGTATTTTATGTGGTTCAAGTAATCCAACTGGCGTAGCTATTTGTGGCATTACTCCGTTTGCAGTTACACCTACAAATACAAACTTACCTGCAACATTCATCTCTGTTAAGTCAGTTTGTTCTGTATCCACCCAACTAATCCATTTACGACCAAAACTATCTGTTTTGACTGGAGGTATACCTTTTATTGATATTTCTTCGATACCATTATCATTGGTTTTTATAATGTAAGTTTTTACACCAAATAAGGCTTTATATATTTGTGTTCCAAAACTAGGTATCCAATCTTTATCGGGCGTTTTTACTAAAAGAGGTATCCTACGTACTAATTGATCAACATCAGTGGGAGCAATGGCTAAACCTTGTAGTGTGTGATTGGATAAGAGAAGTAGGTTCTCCTTCACTCCCGTAGAAATTATACCACCATTATCTGCACCAAGCACAACTGTACCTGGAGTTTCTGGATATTTACCTTTGCCATCTTCAAACATGGCTATTACTGATGGAGCGTATTTTAAAGATGATGCAAATATTTCATCACCACCCATGCGATCAGCTTGTGGAAAAGATATAACCCAACCAACACCAACAGCACCTTCATTAAGTAAATCTATTTGTATTTCTGCCAACCTTTGCCTTGGTAAGGGATAGCCACCTTCTCTTTCAACATCATCTTCTGTGATATTTAGTATGACAAAGTTACCAGATGGTTCTGGTGTTTTAATAAAAGTGTCATACACCTTTAATTTTATAATTTCTGTGGGCGTGCTTTGAAACAATAAAGGTAACGCTAGTATTATAAGTAATGGTAATAATAGTCTCTTCATTTAATCACTTTGAGTGATAGTAATTACACTATCGCTTCCTCCATTAATTTTAATTATATTTGATATGCCGTCTTGTATCAAAATGACTGTATAAGCATTACTACTATCAAGGTCTACTCTAACGCTTTCACTTACTTCTCTTCGTAAGCTTACGACATTACCAGTAATTAAAGTTGTAATTTGCGTGTCTGGATCTTTGCCAAGTACGGTACCAGATATTTGTGTGCTAGTAGCTTGTGCTAAGACATCCTCATCTTCTGCTACAGCTAAAGCATCAAGTACGTTTAGTAAGTCTTCTAGGTAATTAACATCAAGATAATTTATATCAAGCTCTGTAAATTCTAAACTATCTTCTTTTAAATAATCCTCTGCAAGATAATCTATATCTAAATCGTTAAAATCTAATACACTATCTGCTTGCGCAGTCGTTGTTTCTTCTTCAACTAATACTTCTTCTTTTGGTGGTGTGACAATAAGCATATTATCAATAAGATCAAGAGTAAGATCTAGTATGACTGGTTTGGTAGGAGCAGACTCAAATACGCTTACTGTAGTTGCTTCATAAGGTTTATTTAATAAAACCGTGCCCATAGCAGTAACTACCTCTATTTCGCCACTAGAGAGTCCTAGAGCGTCTGGTAGCAAAATAATAAGGCTACGACCTAATTCATCAACTGTAGCCGTAAAATCAGTACCACGTATTGCTATGTTAGCTGTAGGTGTCTTTAATAAAATATTTTGCTTATCTATGCGATTAAGATTACCTGTAATAAACCTGGCTGTACCAAGACCAAAAGTAAGTGCCATTTTTGCTTTGCTAGGATCAGGATCGTAGATGTATTCATCTATTAGCAATTGACTATTTTCGGTAAGACGAACTATAGAATCGTCAAGAAAAGTAATAGCCATGCGACCATTTTTAGTTATGGCCTCATCATTACTTTGTATTGCAAACTTTAAATTTGCATCATACGGTTTATCTCTGAGTATCTGAGCTGTTCCTTTAAGCTCTGAAATATCTCCTATATCAACAGCTTGTGCTTGTACCTTGGTCGTTTTGAATGACGCAAACAGTAGAAGCAGCAGTACCAGAAACGGATATGATTTTAAGCCAGTCATTGTCTTGTGTACTCAGTTGTGAAATATTAAAAGTTCTTGAACCACCAGTATGATCTAACCAAAAATATCCGCCTGCTGATGCTGTTACGCCAGTACCTGTATAAGTAACTGTGTTATCAGAGCCATCAATATCCATGTAATTGGTAGCTCCATCAATGTTTATATTTGAAGTTACTGTGTTATTTGAACCTTGAATAATCCAGTCTAAATCTAGCTGTGAAGCTAATGCTGTAGTACCTTGATTTAAAGTAAATGTATTACCGCTGCCTGTAACATCAACATTCTGATTAGAGCCATCAGCACTATACGTGTCTGTAGGATCTACTTGAATAGTAAATGAGTTAGTACCACCATCAAACTCATAAAAACCTGTGAAGTTATCAGCAAATATATCACCAAGAAACTTATTAGTTGCACCGATCATATTAATATCAAGTGTCAGACTGTTACCATCTAAATCAAATGCGTTTACGCTACCTGCTGTAGAGTTCAACCCACCAATAATATTTGATATACCAAGCTGTTCAAGGTCTATATTAGCACCAGTACCAGATTGATCTACATATATTTCGTTATCAGCCCCGTATGTTGTCAACGCAGTCAGCATCAC